TCAGGCGCTCCCTTTAATCAACCCTTTCTCGACCAGCGCCGCTCGGAGTTCATTGGCGAGGGTGATGACGCTGGCAAGGTCGGTGGCCGCGGCCTGATCGGCGTTTGCCCGCTGCGCGGTGGGCGCGGCACCGTGGAGGCCGAGCTTCGATGCTACGCTCGCCCCGACCTGTGCCTCCCACGACAGCGCCCCAGCGTGACGCTTCAAGCCCCCGTCCGCCACGTTGAGGATCAAGTACCCAGCTGGGTAGGTCCCACTGGCCGGGTCGGTGGTGACGGTGGCCGGCGCGGTCTGCCGCCAGGTCCCGGGCGTGCCGGTCGCCGTGCAAACGAACTCCGCCCCGTTCTGGTCCCGCCAAAAGTCCCCCGCGTGCCAGCCCCCGGACGTCGGCGGACCGTTCAAGGCATTCGGGCTGCCGTTCTGGTAGGTGGGGACGCGGCGGAAGAGTTCTTCGCTGGCGATGACCCAGTTCTGCTGGGACAGGGCCACGAAGCTGGCGGCGTCCGTGACGTTCAGCAGTCGGCCGGGGGCGATGGTGCTCATGTTATTCTCACGATGATTTCGTCGAAATTGAGGCTGCGAAGACCCGCCAACGAGTAGAAGGCCCGCAGCTTGAAATCGGTCTCTGACCCCAGCAGGGCGACCAGTTGCGCGTTGGTGATCGTCACCGGGCCGGTGTTGCTGGCGAAGGCGACCTCGCCCTTCAGCACCCCGGCGGGGGTCAGGACCTGAAGAACGGTGGCGTCCGCACGGCATTCAAGGTTCTGGGCGACGTTGAAGCCGAACCGCAGCTCGCTGGTCTGGGTCCATGTGACCGGAATGTCCTGGCCGGCGGTGTAGGTCGGGTGAGCGCCGTCCTCGAAGACGCGGAGGTTGGTCGGTGCCGCCGGGCGCTGGGCGCGCTTCTGGATTGTGACGGCGACCTCGGGGCACGTCGCGAGGTCGAGTTCCTGCGCCAGCAGGTACGGCTGCTCCTTGAAGGTGGCGGTGCCTTCGGGCAGGTCGGCTGTCCAGGTCACGGGCTTTTCGAGGCCCAACTGGAGCACGTAGGCCGTGGCTCCGCTGGCGTGCGTCTCGGCTCGGGTGCCGAACCACTCCCGGAGCACTCTCAGCGTGAACCGCTTCGGCCCGGTCAACTGGGCGTCGTAGCCGACAAGGATCTCGTTCCCAAGGAACACCTGGAGCGGCTGCGTGGTGGTCGCCTCCTCGAGGGTGGTTTCCTCCAGGTCCCAATCGTCGCCGGTGAAGGTGATGTCGATCGAGGCCTCGGCCAGCGCTCCTGCATCGAGTCCCGCATTGAGCGTGCCCTTCATGGCGAAGGCGGAGCCCCCGGCAACCTGGACGAACGAGTCGGCCGTTCGCTCCCAGTAGGCGTGGAACCCGTTCGTCAGCGGATCACCTCGGACGGGCAGGAAGATCAGGGACGGCTTGGCCTCCCGCAGGTAGCCGTAGGGCAGTTCGAGGGCCAAGTTGGCGAGGAGTGGCTGGGCGGAGTACTCGCCCTCCGGTTCCACGTCATCGGGCGCGACGGCCGTGGGGATGGCGTTCAGCCAGCCGCGATCTTCCTTCCAGCGGATCGCCACCTCGGGCGAGTCGGGCTTGTCGACCGTCAAATCGGCGATGCGGACCTTCAAGGCAGTCAGACCGGCAGCGGTGTGCGTCAGCGTGACGAGGTCGCCGACCTGGACGTCGGCCGTGGACGTGCGCTTCACACGGGCTGTCCCGGTCATCACCGGCAGGGCCGCTTGCCGCCCGAGGCTCGCCGCAATCCGCCACGCGACGGCCTGTTGCGTCACCCAAGGACGTTCCACGCTGCGGGTCCGGGTGCTGCCCGTGAGGGCGAAGTTCCCCCGGTCCCGGAACGAGACACCATCCGCGGTCCAGGCCTTCTCGCGGTTGGTGAACTTCACCGTGAGGAGATTAAAGGTGCTCTCCCACCCACCGGCATCCACGTCGGGCGGGTCGGTGAAGTCATCCTCGTCCCAGGCCACGAGCGCCTCGCCATCACGCACGAGGCGCAGGCCGATCTTGCCGGTGCCGGGGTCGATGAAGGGGAAGGCGTCGATGTTCTCGATCAGGGAGCCGAGGACCTGGTTGAACGAGGTCGGCGAAGTCAGGACGGGCGAGATGCCCAACCCTTCCGTAGCAAGCGCGGCTGCTACGGTGCCGAGGGCGGTCTGGTCGAGGTGCGACGCCGGCAGCCCGAGCCCGAATACCTCCGAGGCCCAAAGCTCCGCGAAGACGGCGACGGGGTTGGCGTCCTGGCCGAGCAGGGCCAACCCTGCCATCCACGGAACCACTGGCGCCCGACGCAGGACGAACTCCATGTTGGGCATCGAGGTCTTGTTGGCCCCGAGAAAGAGGTCCACGACCACGTAGCACTGGCGGCGGTAGGCTGGATGCGTGACGCCGCTGGAGGCGAGGCTGGCATCGAGGGGCTGCGTTGTGGTGCCCCAGTAGATCGTGATGGTGCCTCGGTCGGGCACCGTGATCGCGGTCGAGTCGGAAGTGCCCCGGCTCACCGGGCCGGTCCACACCACGTCATCGTCGAAGAGGATCTCGTCGAGCCCGTCGACCGGCCCATGGCAGATGATGGCGGCGGCGCGGGCGTAGTAGTTGAAACCCACCGTCTCCTTCTTCTTGCCGACCTTCTTTTTGATGGGTTTTGAGCGGACGTCCCAAGGCTCCGAAATCCAGGTCACGCCGAGCTTGGCGATGCCGGCGAAGTACGGCAGCGGGCGCCCCTGCTCGTTGGTGCTGGTCCGCTTGGGATCAACGCCCAGAGGTTCCTGCGGGGTGGCGTCCCTCAGATCGTTGGAGGCACCGAAGCCCATCGGGGTCGAAAGTGGTTGGTCAGGAGGTTGCGGTAGGTGGGGTCCTTGAGCGTGGACTGAATGACGCCGTGCCCACGCAGGCAGTGAACGAAGTCGCCCGCCGGTGAGGTGACGAGGCCGAGGTGGTGGGCCACGCCGTGGCCGAAGCGGAAGCACAGCAGGTCGCCCTCCAAGAGCGGCGTCAGCGGGTCCGGCGGCTCGTCGACCGGCCATTCCTCGAAGCGCCCGTCCTGGCGGAGCCAGATCACGAGCAGGCTGGCCGGCGCGTGGCGCCCGGCGTCGATGGTGTAAGGGCCAGTGAGGACGAACTCGATGACCCCCGCCTCGATCAGGATGGCAGCCGGCAGGTTCACGCAATCGACCCCGGCGCCCTTGATGCGGGCATGGGGCACGAAGGGAGTGCCGATCCACTCTCGGGCGGTGCGGGCGATCCGGGCGCGGAGTTCAGGGGTCAGGTCCAGCGGAAGGGTTGCGGTCACTTCTTGCCTCCTCCGATGTCGGGCGTGCGCAGCCCTTTGAGGGTGATGTTGCGGGAAACGCCCCGGTGTCCTCCCCAGTTGATGAAGTTGACGAACTTCGAGGCGCAGGTGTCAGCCTTGCCGTCGCAGCCGGGGAGGACGGTGGCCGCGTTGCCTGTCTGGGCGCGGTGGAAGGGATAGCTGACGGTCAGCGTCACCGCGTTGCCGGCGGCAGCCGACGAGGCCATGACGGTGCGGACTTCCCGGTTCACGCCAGCACCGACCTCGATCCAACCCTCGGCGAACCACGCCGCCCCAAGGCCGGACAGCGAGGTATCCGTCACGACCACACTCCGGCCCGAGACAGCGGTCACCTCCGCGGTCTTGGCGTAGCCGGCCTGGCTGGCGCCGCAGGGACCGGAGAACACCTGCCAGTTGCAGCGAGCCTGAAGGAGGAAGCCGGGCAACGAGCGCGGCAGGACCTCCGAAAAGGAGGCGCACTTGGCGACGAAGCTCCGGCCGGAGGCACGAACGCTCTGTACCCGGCCGATGGCGATCACGTTGCCGGCATCGGCCAGCGATAGGGATTCCCGAACCTCGACGTTCAGAGGCAGCGACAGCGCGGGCGGCACGAGGTGGATCACCGGAATGACCGGGTCCCTTTCGCATTCGATCGTGAAGTCGGGCATGTCCGCCCGGGTGCTACGCTGAATTTGACCGTGGGTGATCCGCTTGGCGGTCCAGACTTGCCCAGCGATTTCGAGGTCCCACGCGAAGCCGGTGAGGCGCCATTCCGTCACCGGGTCGGTGTCGATCCAGAAGCGGTAGAGGTAGACCGGCGATTGCCCGGTCTCGGCGGCGGCGTACTCCAGCGGAAGCTCGATGACCTTCAGCGAACGCACCTGCCGGTTCTCCGCGATGAACTGGGCGCGCTCGGTGTCGTCGGCCAGACGGACGTAGAGCAGCGGGCGGACGTACCACGTCGCATCCGGCGTGACGCCAAGACCGGGCGAGACCGTCACCCGCTCCAGACCCTCGCCGAGGTCGGCGACCGAGGACACCTTCACCGCCACGGGAGCCTCGCCGGCCTTGGTGAACCAGAGATGGAGTTCGGGGCCGTCCTCGAAGGTGGCGGCCAGTCCGGCGGCCTCGATGTCGAACTGGGTAGGCGAGGTTGCGGCGATGATCCTGAAGGCCTGCTCCGGGGCCGGGAGCCAGAAGCCGACCAACCGCCCCCGCAGGGCAGCCGTCCAGGCATCGAACTCGGAGATGGCCTCGCCGGAATCGAGCGGCACTTCCGCCGTCCAGCCTCGGATGACGTGCGTCTGGTCTCCCCAGAGCAGCGTCTCCTTGAGCCCGCAGCCGACCTCCTGGATGTCGTAGTCCAAGCGCTGGACCGGCGAGGTGGACCAGTCCAGGTCCCAGGTGAACACGGGCCGAGAGAAGTAGAGGGTGGCGGGCATGGTCAGGTCACGGTGAGGCTGTCGAACCAGCAGCCGGATTCGCCGCCGGACCACGGCGCAAAGAGTTCGATCATGACGCCGCCCTTGGCCGTCGCGGTGAACGTCAACGGGCCGATGGTGGCCCAATCGGAGCCGGCCGGGGCCGAGCCGCTGAGGTCGGCGTTGAGTCCGATGTCCGCATTCGCCACCAGCCGCGCCGAAGGGCGAGGCAGTGTGGCTGAGGGCTGCTTGGCCTTGATCGTCACCGCACGGCTGCCTGCCGCGATCGGGATGCGGAAGCGGATCACGCCGCCCTTCGGCAGGTAAAGGCTCGGCGCCGCAGCGGACCCTTCCGCGTCGTCGCGGCCGGCTCCAAGCGCCAGGCACTCCACCGACGGCTCGGCGCTGACCGTCCGGATGCAACGGTGCGTGATGGGCAGGACCTGGTGCAACTGGACCGACATCGTTGGCACCAGTGGCCCCGGGTATTTCGCGATGGCTCCTCCATCTGCCATGGTCAGCTCCTTTCGACGGTGTCGCTGGTTTCCAGGAACATTCGGCCGTTGGTGTTCGCCGAGTTGGCCACCCTTCCGACGTGGACAAACGAACGGCCGGCGAAGGCTCCCGTGCCGCTGACGGTGTCGCCCTGTGCGTAGGTGATCGCGGAGACCGGGTGGGCCGGTGCCCAGAGGCCGCGCAGACGGCCGCGCAGCACGACGCCCGGTGAATCCGACGTGCGAACAAAGAGCGGGGAGAGGATGAGCCCGCCGTCTGCTGGATTCGGGAACGCGAAGTTGCCGGCGCAGTTCGGCATGTCGGAGAACCCAGCCAGCACATCGAACTGCGGGCTCTTCACGATTGCCGTCGAATCACGGAACAGGAAGTGCCCGGGCATTGCCGAATAGGCGCCCTGCGTCTGCGAACCGATCCCCTCGATGCCGGGGGTCCAGTTGTTGGTGTTCTCCCAGTAGCGCCCGATGATCGCCACGGCGTAGTTGTCGTTGGGCAGGTACGAGAGGAACTCCCCAAAGTAGATGCCGCTGACGATTCCGGAGGCGTCGTAGTGCGTGAAGAGGACGAAGGTGCGGTCATCGGCCCCCAGCCACCACTGCCGGGAACTCGAATCCGCTCCGCTCGACTTCTTGGTGACGAGGTGCCCGACCGACGCCACCGGGTTGGTGACGGCGTCGATGCCGGTCATGTCCTCGAAGCTCTGGATGCGGGCTTCCGAGGCCAGCGTCGCGTTGGCCTCATCCACGCGGAAGTAGGCGCGCATCCGGCCGCTGCCCATGCGGAAGGCCGCCCGATTCACGTCGACGTAGGGCTTGGTCCACCCGGCGCCGGCCTTCGAGCCGTAGCCGTTGACCAGACAGGCGTCGAGGAGGGCGATGAGTGAGCCGCGGGTCCCGTTGAGGACTGGGGCGCTCGCGTCGTCGTGCTTGTAGAGTTTCCATCCCATGGTGATGAGGTGTTGAGGTTACGGGCTAAGGATTGGCGCCCGTTGCAGCCAGTGATCGAAGTCGCCGCCCGCCGACATCCGCGGAAGTGGCGCGCCGTGAAACCAGTAATCGAACTCGAACAGGCCCGGCTGACCCTCGGGCTCCGGGTCGATGGGTGGTTCGCCCTCGATGTCCGGCACGGTCTGGAGTTGGAGGACCTCCACGCTCACCGCCTGCCGCCAGTCATCCAGGGCTTCGAGTTCACCGAGGGTGATCTTGCCGAGGATGGTCGGGTACACCCGGGCTCCGGCCGGGTAGGCACGGGCGAGGGGCGACGCGAGGTGAATGGTCTTGTTCTCGTGGAACACGACCACGGCCAGGTCGAACTCGCCAAAGCCTTCGAGGTTGGGGCGGTGAACGAAGACCACGTCCCCGGGCTGGCTCTGGAACCCGTCCACGGCCACGGTGACCTTCTTGCCGCTGGCATCGACCGCCAGCTCCAACCCGCGGCCCCAATGGGGGACGATGGCGAGCCCAGCCTTGGCAGCAGCGCGAAGGCGATCCGCGAGCCAGCGCCGCTCCGTGAGGTCCTGCGGGACGAGTCGGAATCGGATGCGCTGGCGTGGCTTCAGCCGCAGCCCGATCCGGGCCTCGGAGCCGGTGACCGCCGACTCGATGCGGGTATCCCACGAGCGCGACCATTCGACCGGCTGTCGCCAGTCGGGCGGGTGCGGGATCACCACGGCATCGTTGTAGGTCGCGACGGGCATAGCGTCAGGTCTTGAGGCCGATGTCCATGCGGCGACGGCGGATCACATCGACGACCAGCGCCTGGCCGTCCGAGCTTTCGAGGAACTCGCGGGCGTGGCGCCGGTTGTCGACGAGGACGAGGCTCATGTTGGCGTTGGTCCCTCGTGGCTGGGGCGCCGACGCAGAGGCGGCCGGTTGAGGCTCGCTCTCGGTCCCTGCGTAGAAGCCTTCCGTGGGGGCGGAGACCGCTGCCATGATCCGCTCGGTGATGCCGGCGGGGACTATCAGGCCTGGCCGGTCGGGCACAAAGAGTTCGGGGCCTTCCTCGCCGACCAGCGCGGGCATGCCTGGAGTGGGACGACCGCCTTTCGCGAACGCTCCGGAAATGGCGGCCAACGCTGCGAGCATGGCCGCCATGCCGACGACCGCCGCGACGCCGTAGGAGGAAATCGAACTCATCATCGCCCCGGGCGCTTTGGCGGCCGCGTCCGTGGCGCCCTCCTGCGTCGAGAACATCATGTTCTTGATCGCCATCAGGGCGCGCTTGGCGATCCATTCGGCGAACATCCGGGAGATGGCGGAGATGACGCCGTTGAGGATGGAACTGCCGATGCTCCGGAGCGCGTCCGCCCAATCCATCGTGCCCTTGACCAGGCCTTCGATGCCCTGCGCGATCCCATCGATGGCCGTGCCGATGACGTTGGAGAATGCCCGGGCGACCGACTCCGCCGCGGTGCCGATCCGGTTCTCCAGCTCGGTCACCGTGTTGAGCATTTGATCCCGCATCGAATACGGGTCCGGTGCTCCTTCGGACCTGGTCAGTTGTCCCTCGACCCCATGCCGCTCGCTTTCGAGGCCACGCATGGACTGGGTGAGGCCGTCGCGGACCTCCGCATCCTTCTCGACTTCGAGGCGCGTGCGGAGGCGTTCAATCTCCTGATCGATGAGGGTGACTTCCTCTCGCAGAAAGGCGATGCGCTCCCGGTACTTGTCCGCCTCCGTGGTGCCGAAGTTGGCTTCCAGCTGGGCCATCTCGTCTTCGACCGCCTGGCGGCGGCGCCGCAGTTCGTACTCGGAATCCCGCAGCTCACGGGCGATGCGCTTGCGACGTTCCGCCGCCGGGTCGACATCGGTGTCGGGAACTGCGCCGCCGGACTTGGCCCCCGGGAGCGACGGGGGCGACCAGAGCGAACCGGCGGTGGTGCGGAGTTCTTCAAAACCCTTCTTGGTCTCGGCGACCAAGATGGCGACGGTCGCCGCCGCGCCTTGGATGGGCGTGATGAGGGCGTTCCGAAGGGCCTCGCCCGTCTTGTCCGCGCTCTCGATGACGGCCTTGCCGGTCGTGAGGAAGGATTGGCCGATTTCGAGGGCGGCAGCCTTGGCCTTGTCCTTGGCGTCACCGAAACGGCCATGGGCGACCAGGACCAGAGCCTCGGCAAGGTCACCGGCAGCGAGCACCGCGACCTTGATGTGCTCGATCAAGGCGAGGATGACTTCGATGGGCTGCTGCCATATGCGGGCCAGAAGTTTGCCGAAGGCCTCATACACCTTCCCCATCGCCGCGGTCTGAACGGTCCAGGTGTTGAACCAGATGCGGCCAGCGACGATCAGCGCCTGGATGTCGAAGACTAGGTAGCGGAGGCCTTCAGCGAGGAACGCGGCGCCCTTGCGGACGGCGTCGTTTTGCTTCACCCACTCGATGAGCCGGTTGCTCAGGTCGAGCAATGTCGGGAGCAGCTCCGCCAGCGCCGTGCGGGCGATGCCTTGAACGGCCATGTGCAGCCGGCCGAGGTTGTCGTTCAGTGCATTGGCGCCCGCCGCCGTTTCCGGGGCGATGACCATCCCGAAGGTCCGCGCTTCTTCCATCATCTCCCGGATGCCGTCCGCACCGGCATTGAGCATCGGGATCATGCTCAGGCCCTCCTTGCCGAAGAGTTCGAGGGCGAGCGTGGTCTTGGCGACGCCGTCTGGCATCGCGGCAAACCGGGCGGCGATGTCCTTCAGGAGATCGGTCTGCGAGCGGAAGTGCCCGTCGGCCGTCTTCACCTCGATGCCGAGGGTGACGAAGGCGTCGGAGCCGGCGGAGGCCGACTTTGCGAGAAACTTCAGCGCGTTGTGCAGCGCCTCCGCCGAGGACTCGGACAGAGTCGCCGCGTAGTCGAGGGCGGTCAGGTCGTTGGTGACAATGCCGAGCTTCTGGGAGGCCTCCGCCGCCTGATC